CGACGGACAGCGTTCCGGTGATGCTTTCGTACATGATCGCGTCGTCGGTTCCGGTCGAATAGGTATAGCTGCGTACGTACTGCCCCATATCGTCACCTCCCTATTGCGCGGCCCCCGCGATCGACAGCCCCCCCGCCTTCACGCCGTCGATCAGAATGGTTCCCATGCGTTCGCCCTTCGTTCCGCTGATCGTCATGCCGTTGATCGTGACGTTGTACGTCGGGCCCTGTTTCATGGCAGACTGCGCCCGGCGCTCGGAATCCCGGATATCCTGCATCCATGCGTTCCCGCCGCGCCATTGCGGGGCAGGGCGCACCTCGTCGCGGGTTGAGGGGTGGCCGATGGTGCCGGGTTGCGGGACGAAGCCGCCGGAGGCGCGGAGCCCGGACATGACATTCTTGTATCCCAGGGCGTCCATGACGTCCTTGTCGTACATCTTCGCCATGCCGGAGCGGAATGCGGCGCTCATACCGGAAAACTCAAGCCCCGATATCTGTGTGTTGAGCGTCGACGCCTTCGCCATGCTCTCCTGAAGGTACTTTTGCGCCTCCGCCTTCGGGATCAACCCCCGAGCCGCCGCCTTTGCGACCTTCGACGCCGGGTCGGTAATGTCGGAGATCTTCGAGCCAAGTTCCGATATCGCCTGTTTCGCCGCCTTTGCCTCGTCATAGAGCGACTTGAACGACTTAAGCAATGCGTCCATACCAGGGACTTTACCGACAAGCCTTTCCATTTCCTTGACGAGCGCGGCGACTCCTGCCGGGCCGAACGCCTTTTCCAGATCCTTCACGATCTCGGAGCTTTTGCCCTTGACCAGTTCGGCGACCTCCGAGTACACCGATGTCGCATTCAACCCGAATTCAGAGATCGCCCTATCCGCTTTTGCGAACTCGGTCGTCGCCATATCCGTGATGCTTTTGATCGCAGCGGTGAGAGGCGCGGAGAACGCCGTGGGAGTTGCCTTATTCCCCCACTCCCACTTGATTCGCCCCATCGTCTCGGCAAGGTCATTCTGGACAGATTCGGCCATCTTCGAGGATTCGTACTGTATTGCGTCTTTCGCACTTTGAGCCCGGATCTTCGCCCACTGCGCGGACTGTTCGTCCGCCGTCATGCCGCTTCCGAGGATCCCTCCGCCGTTCGGGCCGGAAAAGGTCGGCATTCTGGAAATAGTTTCGATCGTACGTTCGATTTCTTCTCTGGTCCCCTTAAAGTTCTTTTCCGCCCAATGCGCCAGGTAAACGAGCGATCCCAATCCAAGTATTAGGAGCGCTGTGGGAGATACCAGCGATCCAAGAGTCGTTAATCCATTGAACAATCCGGTTATCGGGTTCGACGCCGCACGCATCGCAGACGACATGATCGTAGTCGCCCCCGCAATGCCCTTAATGCCGAAGGTCAGCGGTCCGGCGAGTTGCGCCCCGAGCGCCCACTTCGTCCAGAACGAGCCGGCCAGCGCTATCCCGAGCGAAATCCCCTTTAGAGCGATAGCTGACTTCGCCAGCGAGACGACCCATTCGTTTGATGCGATCGCCACGCCCGCCTTCCCGATCGCCTCGGCGAAGTTCATCGCTCCGACGCTCATGGAATGGAATGTAGAGATTGTTTCCTTATACGATCCCGACGACATCCATTCGTCCATCGCCCCGCTGAAAACACGGGCTTTGGTCGTCAGTTCGCCGAAGAACGACCCCACGCCAGAACCGGCAAGATCCTGTTTCAATAGCTTGAACTGCCCGCCGATCGTGTCGGTGATTCCCTTCCAGGTGTTCTTGTTCCGCTCCATCGCGCCGGCGTAGTTCATGGTAATGACGTCCAGAATTGCCCTGCGCACGGAATCGACGTCCTTCTCGACGACGAGACGGACCTCTCCGCTCTGGACGATTGCCTGTTTCCCGGTGCGATCGACGAGAATCCCGAGATTTCGAAGCGGCTCCGTCTCGGCTGATATGATCGCGGACGTGACGTCGCGCATATCCCGCCCCATGACGCTGGACAGATCCGCAACAGCCTTGACCGCCCTCTCGGCGTTCTCGACGGCCGCGGCCTTGAGCTGAACGAAGGAGGCTATCGCTTCCGACGTGTCCACCGGGTTGATTGCCGCCCATCGGTTGATGCGGCTGAACAGTTCGTCGGCTTCCCGTTTGTCCTTTACGACCGCCCGGAGCCGGGTCCGGTACCCTTCCATCTCCGAACCGGCTTCGACAAGCATGCTGGCGCCGCGCCGGATCGCCTCGAAAGAAAACAATCCAGCAACCGCATATTTCGTCTGCGCGATCAGGTTGTCGAACCGGCTCAATCCGCCGTGGGCCGAGGATAGGCCGTGATTGAAATTCGCGGAATCGAGATTCAACGATGCGAACAGACTTGCGACTTCCACAAGCTACACCCCCCATCCGGCGAGAATCGACGCGAGTTCGGCGGGATTATCCACCCTTCGGGCTTCCTCCTGTTCCGGGATGGACGGAGCCCCATGAACCGCGACGAATTGCGCCTGCGCCTCTTCAATCCGATACCGCGAGAGGTTCCGGTTCAAATACGCGAAATGCCGGAATTCCATGTCGAGCACTGTCGCCGGAGAAAGCCTGTAGCCGTAGCACACCCGACCGACGGCGTCATCGAAATCGACGGGAACGGCTGAATCGCCGCCCCCGTCCGTCAGTTTTTTTCAGGCTCCGCCTCGAACTCCTGAAGAAGAAACTTGATCAGCGCGTTCAAAGCCTCCGGCGTCAGCTCGTGCAACTGCCCCGTCGGGAAGTCGGGCAGATACGTCGCGACGATGAAGCAGGTCAGCTCGTCCTGCTTCGCGACGTCGCCGCACTGTTCCGCGTCGAGTCCGCGCTTGATCAGAGCCGCCTTCTCCCTGACCGTTATCGGCTTGACGTTATATGTCGCCCCCTTGAGAACGACAGTGCGCGTCGGCTCGAAGAAGGCGTCAAGAATCAGTTTGTCGGACATCAACTATGCCTCCGTCGTGGTGGTGTCGCCGATCACAAGCGTTTTCCCGCTTGTGTCAGGGAATGCCTTGAATTCAAGAGTGATGATCTTCGGGTTTTCTTTCTCGTATGTGACGTCGAACTTCCCGACTGGAATAGCCGCGGGGAACCAGACGTCCATAGACTTATCCGCGTCTTCGCGATTCGTCGGATGCAAGATCAATGAATTTGCGTAGTCGTTGAGATCTTCGTTCGCGGCCGACTCGACAACCAATTTCTGCTTCCCACCGGTCAAGAACGTCACGGCCATCGCCGTGACAACCCCCGCCCCGGTGTTCTCCGCTGCGTTCGCTACGGTGACGAGCGCGGCGGCCGCTGTGCTGTTCTCGATCGCGGTTTTTACCTCGCTCGCGAGCGCTGTGACGGCGGAATCGGCGTACTTGAGCGTGACCGCAATCGCCTTGCCGGATACCGCGACGGAACAAGCCGCTGTGACTGTCCCTGGATCTATATACTGGATACTGATGTCGTTTCCGGGACCGCGATTGTCCCCGGTCGTCTTTGCCGTGAAGACAAGGTCGTTGTTTTCCCCGGTGAGATTTGTCGTCAGCGTCGCCTTGTTCGTGTAGAGCGTCGAGCCGGGGAGTGCGAACCCAAGCACTTCGAGCGTAAATTCCGCAAGCGGCGCGGACACCGTGATCGGACGCTTCGTGATGTTCGTCTTCACTGGATCCGTTTCCTGATCGACCTCGATTTCCGTTGTCTGCGTATCGACGGCCAGCTTTACGCCGCCTTTTGTCCATCCCAGATTCGTCTCGGAACCGAGCGTTCCGAATTTCACCCAGCACGGGCCTATATCGACATGTTGGATGTCGGGCATGTCATTCACCTAACCTTTCCCATGACGCCATGGCGTCAAAGTTGAATACAAACAAATAGCGCTTCTCCTCGCGCCCCAGATACGTCGGCGACTGTCGCGGAATGATCGAAAAAACCCCATCGGGGCGTTCGTCCGTGAGCTCGCGAAACGCAAGCCACGCGACCGCATTCCCGTCGGCGTAGTCCTCGCTTCGTACGGCGATTTGAAACGACTCCGCACTCATCGGAAGGCTTGAGTCCGGAGCGCTTGCGTATGGAGCGATCGTCACACACTCCGGGATGTCTGGGGCCTCCAGCATGTAGCAGTTCCCTGTTCCGGCAGCGACAAGCACCGCATGGAGCGATTCGAGGAGCGTCATTTCGATCCCTCGATCTTTCTCCGGGCACGCGCAAACATCCGGTCACGCCGCGCCCATGTCTTCACCAGGGCAAGCTCCAGCCATTTCGGGCCGCCGACGGCGGGCTTTGGAATCCGGTTTCCCTTCGTGTTGTATTTCCAGTCCCTGGGCTTCCACGTCAGATCCTCGTGAAGGTGCGCGGCGTATGGAGTGTTGTAGGAAACGTAGATTGATGGTCGCTTGGAGTAGAATCGGCGCGTTTTTTTGCTCTGTTGCGTTCTCGCCTTCGCCTCCGCGTACGCTTTCTCCGGGTCGGGAAGATCCCCGGCAGTCACGGCTGACGATCTCCGGAGCGTTCCCGTATCGAGTGGGATGTTGTTCATCGCCTCTCGAACCGTGTCTTCACCAATGAGCCAGAGCCCTTCCATAGCGATCGCGATCACGAGTTCCTTGGCGCTGCCGCCGTTCCATGTCAGGCTCATCTGCACCCCACCCTTCGCCCCTCATCGCCGCCGTTGAACCCGACGTAATCGTGGAGGGTGACGACTTCGACGGTGGTCCCGTCGAGTGTCAACCAGTCCCCGACCTCAAGGGCCGACGTCGCGTACACGTCGATCGTCGTCGCGCTCGAATCCCCGGCAGCATCGACAATCCTCCGGGCATTCCGCACCCACCTGCACGGGATCGCCACTCCGACGTCCAAGATCGGATCACCGCTCGTCGTCCATCCGGTCGGCCGCCGCCACAGACACTCCTGTTTCAGAAATGCGGTCAACAGCGCCATCGGTAATCACGAATCCTTCCGCACTTCACCGCGCCGCTCGCGCCGGATACGAGCGTCCACGCCTTCGGCGCTATATGCGAAGGTCGTTTCCCCCGGTCGTACGACTTCGAGATGTCGCCGATACCGAACGAGGACACTCCAGTTCGCGCGAGTTCCGCCTCGTCGCCGATCAGCCAGAGCGCCTGTTCGTAGACGGCGTACTCGTAGCCGGATGACTCCGAATAGCCGGAGAAATCATCAATCGCCGACTGAAGCGCCCGTTGCCTTAGATCCGCGCTTGCGGCGGCCCACGCTTCCGCTCCGATCCGCGCTGCGTGATACAGGTCCGCCAGTTCCAGCGTCGGGGTCATCATGGGTCACCTCCTCGTCAGGCAAAAGAAAGGCGACGCCCAAACGTATCAGGCGTCGCCCATCCTCTTCGTTTCGTTCGACCACATCTCCGGGTCGGTGGCAACCGTCGCCGCTCCGGGTGTAGCCGGTCAGTTGCAGGCGCATGGTGTTCCTACGACAGCACCGTTGCGATGAAAACGGCGTCGGCCATGCTGAACGTTGGAATCGCCGTCGCGGCGACCTTGGTCCATATGGCGGGAGGATCGTCCTCGCTCGTCACGGTCGAGTAGAGCCCGGAAATCTCCGTCGCGGACAACCCCGCGTCGGACATGAGCGCTTCCGCCGTCGGACCGTAGAGCGTTTCTCCGAGCGGATCCGGCGGGAGAAGCAGGAACAGCGAATCGTCGAGGA